CAAAGACAAAGAGTTTAGGATATTCTGTCTTTTTGGGTGAATCATCAATAACAAAAGGACTAGAATACTACGTTAGACAAGAAATTCAGAACACCAAAGGGCTTGTTTACGAGATAATGGCTAATGTATCAAATACAAAGGATTTAACCTACACGGTCAAAATAGAGGGGTATAACACAAAGACTAATAAATATTCAATTGTCAATAGTAGTGAGATAACAAAAAGTTTGAAGTATGTACTTGGTGTAGTTATATCAATTACAAAATCACTAGCATACGTGATTAGTATAGGAACATCTATAAATAAACAATTAAGATACGAGATTAAGATACAACCGTCTGCAATAAACAAAACATTAAAATACAATGTTGTATTAAGTAATTCAAAGACAAAACAGATAAAATATTCTGTAAAAATAGATAAAAAAATAACTAAAACATTAAATTACATAGTTATTTCAGGACAAAGTATTACTAAATCACTCAAATATGTATTGATAGGAAGTACATCTAAAACAAAATCACTTTCATACAGAATAATAAAAACATATTCAAAAACAAAATCACTTCAATACAGGGTTCATGCTAGTAAAGACATAACTAAAAGTATTGAATACGTAATAAAATATCAGGTATCTAAAACCAAATCATTACAGTATGTTATAAGAATTTATCCTTATAAAAAGAAAATAAGTCCATACACGGCGAAAGTCACGCCGTATAAGAGACTTGTTAACGTTTACTAATTTAAGTGATACAATAATATAAACATATGGCTATTAAAGGATATACAACAAGACAAGAAATTGAAAATTATTTGCTAATAACAATTGATCCGACTTTTTATAATCAAGTCGATGATTGGATTGAGCAAATAGAAGCATACATCGATAGTATTACTGGAAGAAATTTTAAGGCTGATACAGTTGATTCTATTAAATACTATGACGGAGATGATACACCAAACTTAATTATTGATGATTTGATATCTTTAACAGAACTCAATATCGGAGGAAATATTATGTCACCTGATACTGATCCGATTTTAGCAGACGGAGATTTTATTCTATATCCTGCAAATAAACTTCCAGTTACAAAAATACAAATGAGAGGATCATACTTTCCTGCATATCCACAGAGATGTATAAAAGTAACTGGTAAATTTGGATACAGTATAACACCTCCAAAAGATGTAATGACATCGGCGACAGTTCTTGTTGCAGGTATTATAAATTATTCGCTAAACGCAGATGGAGAAGTTCAAAGTGAAACAATAGGAAGATATTCGGTAACTTATAAAACAGAAAAACAATGGCAAGATTTTGAAAGAGTAAATACTATATTGGATTACTATAAAAAATATAATTTCTAAAATGGCTATAGATACCCACTACAACAGAATAATTAAAACACAAAGACTTGAAGATGAAAGTGGGGATACAGAAGCATATCAAGATTACATACCTGCACTTAATTGTCATATTCAGCCATTAGACGACAATTTTTCGGAAGACTTAGCAGGAAGTTTTGGAAAGAATTTTTTAATGTTTTGCCAAGTATGCGACATATTAGAGGGAGATAAAATTATAGACGGAACAGACACATATAGAGTAACTGGGGTAGATAGTTATAATTTTAGAGACGAAGACAAGCATATGGAATTGATTATAAGAAAATTTTTACCATGATAAAAGTAACAATTGATGGATTAAAGGAATTACAGGAAGCGGTTTTAAAACTTCCATCAGTTGGAGTTAGAGAACTAGGAATTGCAACAGAAAAAACAGTTGATAGATTATGGCGTAATTCATTAAAAGAAGCACCAGTTAATAAGCAGACAGGAGGAGGAACATTAAAACAAAGTATAAGAAAGAGAATGATATCAAGATTTAAAGGAGAAATTACTGCATTTGCAAAATACTCCGCTGCTGTACACGAGGGGACATCACCACACATAATAACAGTTGTAAATAAAAAAGTATTAGCTAATAAAAGAACAGGACAAATCTTCGGTAAAACAGTTAGACATCCCGGAACAAGACCAAATCCATTTTTTGATAGAGCAATAGAAGCAAGTATGAATGATATACAGAAATTCGTATCAACGGCTTTGCAAAATATAATAAATACACTAAAATAAATACATGGCTAAAACTATTTCAACAATACAAACACTTATATCCAATAAAATATCTTCACTTATTGACGGTGGAGGAATACCACTTATAAAAGTAGTTACGAATTATGGAAACGGAGACTTTAGCGGTTATCCTGCTGCGGTGATAATTCCAACAGGGGGTCAGGGAAAAATTGAAGATACGGCAGTCAATGAAAGAACGTTTACTTTTGATGTAATGTTATATCAAGAACAATCACAACAAGCAACAAATAAAACAGACGCAGCAACTAAGATGACAATAATTTGCGACGCAATTATTGAGGCATTTGACATAGATCCAGATCTAGCACGAGAAGTTATGAAAGTTGAGGTGGTCGACTACTCGTTTGATTTTAAACCACAAACTGGAACGTGGAATTTTGCAACATTTAAAATAAATGCGGTTGTACTTGTTCAGCATTATTAAGGTGCTATAATATTTATATTATGATTACTAAATATAAACACAAAAATATATCAGGAATAGATTTGTCAATACCAAACGTCGGGGTGGTAAAGGCAGGAGAAGAAAGAGAAATGCCCGAGGGTTTCAACAATGTAAATTTTAAAAAGGTTGAAACAAAAGAAGAAAAGAAAGTCGATTTAGAAGAAAATAAAAATTAAAAACAATGGCAAATTATTTAGCAGACAGAAGTTATATAGCAGTTAAACCGCAAGCAGCGGCGACAACTCCTATTATACCTTCTAATTTCTATCCGTTAGTTTCTGAAAGTATAAAAGTAAATCCAAACTTTACGGCTGATAGAAGAATGAAAGGTTTAACTTGGAAAAGTGATGAGATACTTAAAGGATCAAGAACAATTGAGGGTGATATAACTGTTTTAGCAGCACCAGACGTTCTCGGTCATTTACTTAATATGACTTATTTAAAAGGAACAACTACTGGAGACGCAGCGAGTGGTTACACTCATCCTTTTACAGTTGGAGAGGGAAAGAGTTATTCAATTGAAATTTCAAGAGGAATTTATGCTCAAAGACTTTGGGGAGTAAGAGGAGAAAATCTTAAAATAGATTTTGCAGATAATAAAATGCAAGCAGCGATGTCAATTAAAGCTCTTGGTCAATTTTATTCTGCATCTATAGCGATTGCACTTACAGGCGCGGGAATGACAACAGCGGTATTGTCAACGGATTACGATTTAAGACCATCAGACGGATTAGTAGTAGGAGACACCATAACAATAGTAGAAACAGCAGGTACGACAGTTGATGTTGTACTATTGACTGTAAATGCAGACGGAAAAACAGTAACCTTTGCGTCAACTGCAATAACAGCAGCGATAGGTCAGCCAATATATCTTAAAGCTCAAACTCCAAGTTACGGAACAATACCAGAACCTTTCTATTTTGGAAACACACTTGTTGGAGTAGCAGCAACATCAGCACTTGCTGATACAGCAGCCGCTTCAAGAACAACAGCAACACCTATATATACACTTACAGCAGATTTTAAGAACAACATGCTTTCAGCACCGGCAACTGGTTATACTGGTCCAGCCGTATTAGCAAATCAAGTCAGAGAAGCAACAATAAGCCTTAAACAATTATTCACAAATCCAACACTAGCGCAGAAATGGATAGAATTTGTAAAGCAAGCAATCACAATTATTGCAACAGGAAGATTCATAAAAACAGACCTTACAACTAGCGAATCATTGACTGTTAAGTATCACAAAGTTAAAGCACTTACAAACGATGAACCATTAACAGTCGGAGAATACATTTACAACACAGATAATTTTGAGGCTCTTTATGATTCAGTTGACGGATTTGCACTTGAAATATCACTTATAAACAGAACAGCAGGAACAAGTTATTAAAATAAATAAACATGAACAATATAAAATTTAATGATATATTGAGTAAAAAAGAAATCAATATAAAAATTGATGATATGGAGATAGTGTTAACAGTTCAAAATCTCTCATGGCCAGACTTTATGGAGAGTCTGGAAATTGAGGATTTAGTGGAAAGAGGAATATTTAGAATACGAAAGGTTATTACAGATTGGAATTTGGTTGATGACAGTGATAAGAAGATAGAAATAACAAAAGAAAATATTGCAAAAATACCGGCAAATATAATGCTTCCTATTGTTGAATCAATAAAAGAATATTTCGGAGATCAAAAAAAAAAGATAACACAAAAGACACAGTATTCTATTTAGAGGGAGTTACAACAAAACCACCAGTAAGATATTTAGAGTATCTTTTATGCAGAGAGTTCGGATGGACATATCACGATATTGAAATTCAACCGAGGGAATTTATAGACGATATGCTTGAGGTAATGATCATAAATAATAAGTTTGAAAGAAAAAGATATGGCAGACGTAACTAAAAATGTAAAAGTAAAGGCAGACTTTGAAGATAATACAAAAGCAGGTGTATCATCTCTTACTAAAAACGTAAAAGACTTGGGAAAAGAAACGTCTACTTTAGATAATGAATTTGCAAATTTGTCAAAATCATTTGTAGGATTATTCGCTGCAAGCGAGTTATTAAGTTTTTTTGCTGAAGCAGGAAAATTAGCCGAGGAGGACGAGATGGCTATAATAAGACTTAACGGTGCTTTAAAATCTCTTGGAATGACAGTTGGAGGAAACAAAGAGATTAAAGAGTTTGAAGATTATATGGTTATTCTTGGGCAGACAGTAAGTGATACTGATAAATCATTAACTAAATTTACTCAAGTTACTGGAGATTTAAAGTCGTCAATGGCCTTATCAAAATTAGCCACTGATTTGGCTGCTTCTGGATATGGAGATTTACAAAGCAATACAGAGGCTTTAGCAAATATATTTCAGGGTAAAATGAGGCAGGCTGCAATGGCTTTTAATATTGATATGAGAGACAACGCTACTGCGGCAGAAATACTTGCAGAAATTCAAGGTAAGGTATCTGTATCATCTGAAGAAATGGCAGAGTCAACTCACGGAAGTCTTCAATCTATGAGAACTGATTGGGATGAGTTAAAAAGTAAAGCAGGAACCGTCTCAAACTTTTTTTTAAACACAGTGGCATCGTCACTACTTCATACTGGTAAATACTTAAAAGATATTTTTACAGGAGACTTTGAAAATGCACTAGACGATTTAAGTTTAAGTGGTAAAAAAGTAGATGAAGAATCAAAAAAGTCTGTAGAAAAATTAAAAGAAACAGGTCTAAAGAGTGCAGCGGAAATTGCACAATCAAGAGAAGACGCAGCCAAGGCGACGGCTGAACAAAAAAAATTATCAGATTCACTTGAGGCGTCTTTTAGAGATGTATCAAAAGCAGTAGTATCAGCAGTATCAGATCAAGAAAAAGCTATAGATAATTTAAGAAAAGCAAATAAAGAACTAGACGATCAACTTTCATCAAACATAAATAATGCAAACGATAAGTATAAACAGGACGTGGCAAATATTGCTAGATCGGCAAAGACAAAAATTGATGAGATAAATAAACAAATTTTAGAAGAGGGTAGATCACAAAATAGTGGTTTTAGAACAAGAATATCGGAACTTGAAGCACAAAAAGCAAAAGAGCAAGCAATACTTGACAAAGCAGGAGGAGTTGTAACTGATATAAGTAAGGAAATAAGCAAAGATGATTTTGATTTGTTACAAGAAAAACATCAGAAAGAATTAGGAGAAATTGCTATTGCAAATGATAAGAAAAAGAAACTTAATGAAGAAGAAATAAAAGCAAGGACTGAAAAGATTGGTGAGATAAGCACCATGGTAGGAGGACAAGATTTCTATTCAAGAGCAAGCAAAGAGGGAAATACTTTTGCTGGTTCAATTGGAAGTGGAGGAATACAACAAGTTATACAATTTACATTTAACGGAGACGTAAGCGATATAGAGACTCTAAAAAAACAGGTTGTAGATTCGTTAAATAGAACAGCTCAATTAAGACAAATTGGTGCTAAAAATTAAAATGTTATAATAAATAAAATGGCTTCTATAAAATTTGACAACACAGAATTAGTTAACACAACCTATGTACCAAGGTTTGTTAAACACGAAAGTTCTCCAGAAAGAGAATCTGTTTTACTTCCTATAACAAGACAAAACGGATCGGTAAGAGTATCAAGTAGATATTCAACTAAGACCATACAACTACAAGGTATTTTAACTGGAACAAGTCAAGCAAATTTAGAAGCAAACATAGACGCATTTAAAGAATTATTTAGCAGAATTGACAAGAATTTAGATATTGACTGGAACGGAACAACAAGAAGATATGTTGCTACTTGTCAGAAACATGAATTTGATAGAGATCACTTTCATATGCTATTCGTACCGTGGACAGCGGAATTTATAGTGCCGTCTGGAATAGGTAAAAACACTTCTGAAACATCTTTATACGATGTAAGTGCAATTACAGATTCAAGTACACAAATAACTTTAACTTTTCTAGGATCATCACAACCTAAACCAGTATTTACAATTAACATGACGACTGTAGGATCGGCACAGGTTATTCAATTATTGAACAACGATACAGGAGAATATATGAAGATTGACGGTCCATTTACTAATGGAGACGAAGTCATTGTTGACTGTTTAAATTTAACTGTAAAAAAGAATACAGTAAGCATACCTTTTAGAGGAGTATTTCCTAATTTTTATAAAGGAGCAAACGACTTTTATTTTAATATAATTGGTGCAGGTTCAAACGTTGATCAAGACCAACCATACGAAAATGGATCAAGAAACGTTAACCATGATTATGGTACTGGGTTACCTTGGGCCGCTCAATCTTTTGTTCCAACTGAATCTGGTTACATAGACAAAATAACAATGGTAGTTGATAAGACAGGAACGCCAGGAGGATATATGAATTTTTTAATATACGATGACAACAACGGTCAACACGGTCAACCTGGAACAGCACTTTCGGCAAATGGTTATCAAATTGCGGCGGCTGATGTTGGAGCAAAGGCAAGCGTTGACGCAATATGGGTTTCAGGAACAAAGCCATTTTTGATTGCGGGTAAAAAATACTGGATAGCATTAAATCCTAACCAAGCAACTGGAACAGATACAAGTAATAATTTTAGTTGGTATTTTAGCGATTACATAAGCGATTATCCAGCAGGTAAAGCGATGTTTAGAGCTTCAAGTTCAGGCACATGGTACAACGGTGTAGCAAACTCTCAAATCAACCCAGACAGAGGTATTTATGGAGACTACGAGAATACATTTACAACTTATATGGGAAGTGGTGGAGCAGCAAATCACTCTGTTAGACTTAGAGTAAAATATACACAACTATGGCTGTAAGTAGAAAACAATTATTTATAGATATATTTAATCCATTAACTGGAGAAAAAATAGCAACGTGGGTAAATGCTAATTTAAACCAATTTGTTAAAAATATAAACAGTGGATTGTCTGAATGTATAATTGAATTACCATATACATTTGATTATTCCGAAAGTGATATTGCGGAGGGTAACGATGTTCAAATATCAATTTCAGACAAAGATACAACACCGGGGACGACCAGAATAATTTATTCTGGTTATATTTCAATGATAGAGGGAACTATTTCTGATAGAAAAGAAAATGTTTTGGTTCATTTGTTAGGGTATAACACAATGTTAGCGAATGATGTTTTAAGAAGCGGAACAACTACAACAACAATAACATATACATCAGAAGACATAGGATTTGTAATGAGGGATTTAGTTGAGAAATTTAATTTAGTTAACGGTTCAAAATTAAACTACACAATATTAACAATACCAGATGTTGGTAGTGATATTACATATACTTTTAAAAGAACATTTTATAAAGACGCACTTGATAAAGTTAGATCACTCGCACCGGCAAATTATTTCTTTTACATAGACGAAAACAATACAGTAAATTTTAAACCTAGACCTACAACACCGACGCATACATTTATATTAGGTAGACATTTCTCTGCTGTTAAAGCACAAAGAGGAGTTGAGAAGATAAAAAATTCTTTATTACTTTGGAATGGTGAGCCGACGGTTGGAGTAATTTATAAAAGATACGAAGATTCAAACTCAATAGCATTGTACGGCAGGAGAACAGAAGTAGTTGACGATTACGGAGTTGGAGACGCGGCGACTGCGGACATGCTTGCTAAAAATTTCTTAGACGAAAACAAAGAACCAGAAATAGTATTGACGGTTGAGATTATGGACAACACTGAAAACCCAGACGGATATGGTTATGATATTGAGAGTATTCAACCAGGAGACACATGCAGTTTTGTTGGATTCAGTGAAGAATTTGCAGGTAGATATTTAAGTGCAAATATGCTTATAACCTCTGTTACATACACACTTGATAAAGTACAATTGACAATTGATCCTAGAAATATTGGAATGATTGACTGGCAGAATCAAACAGCAAAAAATATTCACGAGGCAACATCTGATTCAGCACCGGCAGACTATACAGTTTAAACAGAAATGATATAATATAAAAAAACATGACGATAGAAGAAATTTCAAATCTTAAAGAATTGGGTATAGCGATAATAGCAGTTATGGGATCGTTCTTTGTTTTATATAAAATGTTGTTAGCTCAACAAAAAGAACATGCAAAAAATCAAGAATGGTTTACAAGTTTTGTAAACGAGAATAATCATCAGAAAACAGAAATGATAACAGAGGCAACAAAGACTATGGTTGAAGTTAGAAACTCTATTGAAAATCACAACAAAATAACAGAGAGGCTTTTAGAAAGACTAGAAAAATGAAAAAAAAAGAATACATGGGATGTTATGACAATCAAACTGATGAGGAGAAAAAAAATAATTACTCACAGGGAGAAGTTGTAGCAAATATAGCACCTGCAATATTTCCAGAAAAAACACCGGAGAATTTTATTAAATATCCAATAAGAAGTCAGGACGGATCGGGAAGATGTGTTGCTTTTACATACGCAAAAGAATTATCTATATGGTTTCAACAAAAATATGGAGTGTGGGTAGATTTCTCAACATGCTTTCCTTATCAATTAAGAAATAATACTGAAATATCAGGATGTAGCACAATTGATATATTTACAGTATTTCCAAAAATAGGAAATATATTTGAATCTTTTATGCCAGGAGATGGACTAGGTGAAAAAGAATCAATGGAAGTTTTAATGCCGCCATATGCAAAAGATTTGGCAAAAAATATTAGTATTAAAAGAATAAACTTACCACTTGATTTCGATACAGTTGCGTCAACTTTAAGAATGACAAGTAAAGGTGTAATGCTTTGGTTTAATTTTAATTCACTAGAATGGAAAGATATACCAGTAGTTAGTCAACAACCAACTACATCAAGACACTCAATATGTGCAATAGAACCAGTAACTTATAACGGGATAGAATACATTGTTTGTGATGAATCATGGGGATTAGGATATTCAATGAATGGAAAAAGACTTATTAGCAGAGAATACTTTAATTTTAGGTGCTATCACGCGTCATATTTGATGAATTTTGACTTCTCACCAGAGAAGATGATAGAAAGGCCGTCTTTTGACGGAAGTATCGTATCAGCGCAGAGATGCTTCAAATGGGAGGGTCTATTTCCTAACAATGTGAGTGAAATTGAGAATTGGGGAAACATAACAAGAAGTGCTTGTATAAAATTTCAAAAAAGATTTAATATATCACCAGACTTAGGAAATTTTGGACCATTGACAAAAGTAAAATTAAGCGAGTTATATCCTACAGCCTAAACAAGCTGTGTAAAACTGTAGTTCTTTACAAGGGGGTATTAGTGAAAGTTATTTGTTGTGATTGCAAAGTTCATCTTAGGGGTGAACCGAATGATACAGTAGTCTCACACAGCTATTGTGAACCTTGTGCTGAAAAATGGATTGCTTCTATAAAGGAGGTAACTGTCAATGCACAAAATATTCGACTTGAGGGGTTACACGACCCTTCAAATTATGACGGCGATGTTGTGTCCTCTTAATAGGCACGCAACAAGGTGTGAACACAACTGCACGGATGAGGACTTGTTCCATAATCCGCAGTGGTTGATTCAACACTTTATGTCAACAAACGCTCCTGTGAAGTTCGCAGAAGAACATCGCAAGGAGTTTGAAAGGGAGGTAGAAGATGGCGAATAACACCCACCACCGCCTAGCAAGGTCTCGTGGCGGAAAGACCAACAAATTTAATTGTGTCAGAGTAAATGAAAAACGTCATTACGCTTGGCACGTTATGTTTGGAAACATGACTGGAGAAGAAATCGCCAGAGAAATAAATAATCTCTGGATCGATCCGAGATTCAAAGTCGTGCTTCGTTAATAAATTGGGAGGTGAAATTCCTCCCTTTATAAAACTAAACAAAGTCGAATTATTAACCAATAAAAAATATATGAGATTTTTTGAAAATTTAACACCGGCAAAAGTATGTTTAATTCTTGTAGTATTAGCCATGATAGGTTTAACATATTTGAGAATAGTTGATCCGAAAGAATTTACAGCACTTACTATGCTTATTGCAGGTTTCTATTTTGGTCAACCAACAACACAAGAAACAGTTGGGGGAATATCTATTACTAACCAAAAATAGTAGTGCTATAATATTATGGTACGAGGAGGGGTATTCATGTTCCCCAGTGATACGTACACTATTGGTTATATATTCGTATATAACGGCAAAACCGCTTTCTCCATAAGGCGGTTTTTGCATTTAAGCCAATAAAATCAAGTTTGCTAGTTTCCCACAAACTAGTTTGCTAGTTTCCCACAAACTAGTTTGCTAGTTTCCCACAAACTATCTATACATAGATTACAACAATAGATTACAACATAGAGAGTTTTTTAAATTTTTAACTAAAAACACCTGTGGACAACTCGGTAGACTAATACAGAGTAAGCGGTATAATTATGGTAGGTCGAATTATTAACCAATAAAAAAACATGAAAAATAATTTTTTATTAAAAATGACAACAATAGCAATTATTATTATTCTAATATTGCTAACAATAGGTGGAGTAAATGATAGTGAAAAAATAGAGTGCAGAAAGCTTGAAAAATATAGTAAGGAGTTTCCAATTTATAATTATAAAACAGGTGTAGGTTTTTATATAACAAAGTGGCAAGATGAGATGTGTAAGTCTCACGAAATAAATATAAAAGCCGCAGTGTTATAAAATAATGAAAAAAGAAACAAAAAAGTGGATAGGAGGATTTATTACAGCAACAATTTTGTTCAGTGGAATATCAGGAATTACTTACAAGGTAAATGAAAAAGAGGATATAAAAGTAATTGAGAAAGAAGAATTAAAAATAAGTCACGAACAAGATACATGGATACGCGCGCTCGAGTGGTGCGAATCGCAGGGAAAGGTTACGGCAATAAATCCAAACGATAAAGACGGGACTCCAAGTTATTACAGTTTTCAATTTAAGCCAAGTACTTTTAAATATTATGGAGAGAAGTATTCGGTAATAAATTCAAAACTTGATGACGAAAGTATAAAGGAATTGCTTAAAAAAAGAGAACTTCAAGAATTGATAGTTAAGAATATGTTATTAGACAAGTCGGTAAATTTTAGGCAACAATTTCCTGCTTGTGTTAAAAAATTAGGGTTGCCACCAAAAACATGAATTTAAATTTTTTAAAAAAGAGAGTTAATAAAGAAGAAGAATACAAATCAAAAACAAAATCAGGTCTATGTAAAAATGAAAAGTGTAAGAGACCAAGACAAAATGGGTCGAGTAGATGTGAAAAGTGTTCAATAAAAAAATAAACATGAATTTAAACAAAGTACATTTGATAGGTAGAGTTACTAGAGATCCAGAACTTAAGGCAACGACAACTGGAGTTAAGGTTGCGAAATTCGGATTAGCAACAAATCATACTTATAAAAAAGAGAATGGTGAAAAAGTAGAACAGGTACAGTTTCATAATTGTGTAGTGTTTGGAAAGGGTGCTGAAATAATATCTCAATATTCAAAAAAGGGAGCAGAACTTTATGCGGAGGGAAGAATAGAATATAGGTCATGGGAAAAAGACGGAGTTAAAAAATATGCGACTGAAATTGTTGTAGAGAATTTTCAGTTAGGAGCAAAGGCAAAAGGAACAACTGAAGATAAGACAGAGGAAAAGGAAGTAGTCGAGGAAGAAGAAATTAACCCGGAAGATATTCCTTTCTAGTATGGCTTATAAAATTAAATTAGAATTTAAAGCAGAAAATAAATCAGATATATTTAACACACTTGAATTGCTACGTGATACATTAGAAGAAGATAAAGAAAATTTTGCTAATTGGAAAAAGATTGAGACAAAGACAAAAAATATAAACGGCATAATAGACTTTAATATGGTTATTGATGAAACTTGTAGTGAATGCTTTGGAAAAGGTTTTATAGACGTTGGGGTTGATGATTCAAAAAAGTGTCCAAGTTGTAACATAAAACATTATGATGAAGATTAAAATGTCAGATGAGGATTTGAAACTCGCAAAAGATAAATGTGTATCTTGCAACGAGGAAATAGACAAAGAGGATTTTGAACAGAACGGAAATTATTGTAGAAGATGTTGTTCCTTGGCAGGAAAAATGGTTTACAAAAGACACTTACCTAAACAATTTATAGAACAGGAAATGAATAAATTATTCGTTGAATACGGTCGAGAAGATTTAATAGGAAAAAAGTCTATAATGGCTGAAATAAGATTAAATTTTGAATGACTGAATTAAGGAAAAATAGGTTAAGGGAACAAAGAGAAAACGGAAAATGTGATATAGATGATTTTTGCACTATAAATCATAATGATTGAACTATTTGATTATCAAAAAGACGGAGTTGAATTCATAAGAAATAAAAAAAAGGTATATATTGCTTTTGATATGGGTATGGGAAAGACGATAACCGCAATAGCAGGACACAGCGACATACACTCAAAAAATATTCTTATAATTGCAGAAAAAAACGAGATAGTTAACTCACAGAACTTTAAAAAAGAAATAGACAATAACTATAGCGGTAAGTTTAAGTATGTTTCATTGAGAGATATTGATATAGAGGATATACCAAGAAATGGATTTATATGCGGAATAAACCCAGACGCACTAACAAAGATATTAATTGAAAAAATAAAGGAACATTTCGGATCAATCATTATAGATGAGGCAACAATGGCAAAGACCACTAGCACGGTAAGATTCAAGAAGATTAAAAAAGTATGCGATGAAATAGAATATTTAACCTTACTATCAGGAACGCCTATGATGAACGGAGCAAGTGAGATTTATGCACCACTTTATTTGATGAATCACTGGCTTTCAGGAGACGGTTCTAAAAAATCTAGGCAAACATTTGAAAAAATATTTGCAGGAGGATTTTTGAAACAAATAAGACATACTGGTATATGGTGGCAAGACTGGCAATGGTGGGCAAAGGGAGCTAACAACGTTAGAGAATTAAGGTGGCTGATTGATAAGAATTTCTTTTTTAAGAGCAAAGATCAGACGAACGTGTTTAAAAAGAAGCATAGAATTGTTAACGAGATTTATATGTGTGATGAATGGAAAAAAGAGTCAGATAACGCCTGGGATGAATATTTGTCAAAAGTTGAAAATCACAATAAACGTTCAAGTATGGAAGAAAGAAAAAGTATCAAAAATATAAAAGACTTACAGAACATCATTGAAAATGGACAGGTATATCAAGTCAACTCAAAATGGAAAGTTAAAGAAATAATCAAAGACATAGTTAGTAAAAAATATGGAGACAGAAGAATTATTATCTGGTCCATATTTATTGAGACTGATAGAATCATACAAGAAGAACTAACAAAAAACGGAATTGAATTTGATACTTTTGATAATTTAAAAGAATGGAAAAAAGGAAACAAACAAGTATTGATCGGAAGAATAAAATCTCACGCTAAAGGAGGAAACGTATCAGAGGCTAATGTTTGTCTATTTTGTGATATGGATTATGTACCGACAATGAACCTGCAGGCAGAGAATAGAATTGACAGACCAGAACAGAAACATGATATGGATATTGTTTACTATCTGGCCAGTAAAGACGAAATTGATACACACGTTCAAAAAATAAATTACGACAAAATGAGGAAGATAGAAAATTTTGTAAGACCATTTACGGATGAAGAAGTAAAACTAATGCCACAAAAAATATCAGATTTATTTTCTAAATACAAAAAAGAATTTGAATACCTAGCAAAAGCAAATGGTATAGATGATGTAAAGGTATTTCTAGACAAACAGGTTAAAATTAAACTGTGGACAACTCGGTAGACTTATTAAATCGTTGCGGTAAAATTATAGAAGAAAGGTCGATTATTATAAATTAACATGAAAAAAATTATGGAGAAAAAAGAAACCTCTATTGAGGTTATTAAGGAAAAGGCATTAGGTATGGAAACAATGTTGGAAAGATTTCAGATAACAAATAATGAAGATCTAGCAAAAGTTTCAGATAAGATTAAGGATATAAAAAAGTTTTGTAAATTTATTAAAAACAAAAAGGACGAATATGTAAGTCCTGCAAAAGCGATAATAGAACAAGCAAAACTAGATTATGATCCTTTTATAAAACAATGTGAAAACGCAGAAGTTGTTTTAAAGATGAGAGCGGTAAAATACCACGACGAGCAAGAAGAAAAAAGAAAGGCAGATGAATTGAAGATCGCGAAGAAAGTAGAGACTGGTTATATAAAACAAGAAACAGCAATAAACAAACTCGAATCACTATCAGAAGTTAAGAAAACAGTCAGTACAGACAATGGTTCTAAACTATGTTTTAATAAGAGAAAGATTGTTGTTATAGAAAAACCAGAACTCATACCAGACGAGTACTGGATTATTGATGATGTCAGAGTAAGGAAAGAGGCTTTATTAAAAGATAAAGAGGGTAAAGAACAAATCCCCGGAGTAGTGATCCGAGAGGAGAATAGACCATCTTCAAGATAAAATTATGGATGAAAAAAAAGTTATGGTACCAGAAAAAGACAAAGAGGAGGGAAAAAAGATATTTGAGAAAATATTAGATGTTAAAGATGTTAGGGACGAATTAAAAGTAAGTAAAGCAGAAATTGAACTTATAAAAAGAACAATTGCTGTCAATGCCAGTGATGACGAATTAAAACTATTCATACAGATATGTAGAGGTGCAAAATTAAATCCATTTATGAAGCAAGCACACTTCGTTCCTTTCTGGGATTCAAAGACTGGAACAGAAAAGAGAGCGGTGATAATTGGGATAGACGGATTTAGAACAATAGCGGAAGATAGCGGAAATTATGCAGGAAACGATGATCCGATATTTAAAGCAGAAGAACAACAGATAGATATTGATGTATACGAGGGTAAAGGACAATCAAGACACGTAGTAAGAACTGAAAAATTAAAAGTTCCAAGCGAAGCAACGGTATCGGTTTATAAAGTAGTTTGTGGAATAAGATGTCCTTTCACAGCAACAGCTAGATGGTCAGAATATTACCCTGGAAGTAAAAAGGTTGGTAGATGGCACACAATGCCATATCTTATGCTAGGAAAATGTGCAGAGGCTTTGGCACTACGAAAGGCATTTCCAAGTAGATTATCTGGTGTATATTCTCAAGAAGAAATGGATCAGGCAATAACATCTCCAACAGCAGATAAAATTAAAAAAACAGATTCAACATTTAAACTTATAGTCGCATCAATTGGAAAAATGAAAATTGAAGAACTAGAATCTTATAAAGAAAAAATGCTTAAGTCTGATAAATATACAGATGAACAAAAGAAACAGTTTTCAACAGAGGTCGATAAGAAAATAGAAGAACTTAAAAACACAAAATAATGATAACGCCACGAGAATATTTATCTTGGTCATCTATGGATTTGTTGGAACGTAATGAAAAAAAATGGATTGAGCAATATATTTATGGACAGAAGAACAGAATAAATCGTGGTATGGCTTTTGGTAAGATAGTTGCAGACTCACTTGAGAGAGACGAGGCTAGCGGAGATGTAATGTTAGACCTTGCTCTTGAGCGAGTTCCTAAGTTTGAAATAAGAGACAAACCTTTTACAGCGGAACTTAAAATAGGTAAAAAAACAATACAGATTTATTGTAAACCAGACACAATGAAAGAAGATATGTCCGAGTTCAAGGAAGACAAGTCTGGACCAAAAGGATCATGGAATCAAAAGAAAGTAGATGAAAATGGTCAGATTACTTTTTATGCAACTGGAATGTATCTCAAAACAGGCAAGATTCCGCAGGATATTGAGTTAGTGCATATAGTAACGGAAAAGGAGGATATAGAGCAACTAGACTCAAAATTGAGAGCCACAGGGGAAATTAAAAGGTATAAAACAATAAGAAGTATGAGCCAAATATTAAATATGATGGTTAGAATGAAAAAAGCGTGGGGTAGGATAGAGGAGATAACAGAAAAAGAACTGATATGAACGAAATAAAAGAAAAAGAAATTTTAAACATTATATTTCAGATATTAAAAGAGGAGACATCAACAACTGAATTTCTTAAAGGTATAGGAATGAATGAAGCAACAATAAATAACGTTAAAAATATTCAGGAAAATAATTTTAAGGAATGGTCACAGAAAATTTATCAAGGTATTAAGAAATTTATTGTATGAATAACAGAGATTTTGAATTACAAGAATTGATTGATTTTGATTTATACATTAAGAAAATACCATGGTATCAATTTATTAAGAAATATAGATTGATGAAATATTTTAACAAATTAGAAGATGAATTTAAACGTAAATATAGTAATAAATAACAATGACAAAGATAAATAAACAAAAGAAGATTAATGATTAAATAAACAATAAAATGAATAAAAAATATAGTTTAACAAATAATACAAAAGTATGGTGCGGAATAACTTTATTTCAGATTAAAGCTGAAATGAGTTTTGGTTGTATCGTAAAGGGAGAATTAGGAGGATATATAGAAAAAGAGGAAAACTTATCTCAAGTCTCTGGTAATGCTTGGGTCTATGGTAATGCTCGGGTCTATGGTGATGCTTGGGTCTATGGTGATGCTCGGGTCTATGGTGATGCTCTGGTCTATGGTGATGCTCGGGTCTATGGTGATGCTTGGGTCTATGGTAATGCTTGGGTCTATGGTAATGCTCAGGTCTATGGTGATGCTCGGGTCTATGGTGATGCTCTGGTCTATGGTGATGCTCGGGTCTATGGTAATGCTTGGGTCTATGGTAA